GTCCGAACTTCTTATCAAGAACGGCAATACTCATATCAGAAAAATTAGTTGTTGGTGTCAGGTCACTAAGACCAAAGTCATCTAAATGATCTGCAAAAAGTGCTTGGTTGTTAAAGAATCTGCTGTATGCTGCTGCATCACCACGCTGTGCAAGCAAGAAATCTGCTACATCTCTATGGTTATCTAACCTTGAGATGATTGTTGCTGTAGTTGTTGGATTTTTTGTATTAAGAACAAGTGGGTTTGTTGAAAGTTCAGAGATGTTCTTACCTTGGACTAGGTCATCAAGGTAAACTGCTGCTCCATTTGGAGCAGATCCTGTCTTAGTTGTTCCCCAAGTAACGGCTTCTTCAAGTCTTTCAGCAAAAGCTGCAAGATCTGATGCAGTTGTTATTTCACTTGGTCCAAGAACTGCGTTCTTTGCTGACTTAACCCCAAGGCTTGCTGCCTTTGATCCTGTTGCAGCTATGGCAAAGTCGGTCATGCCAGAGGCAAAAATACCAACCCATTCATTTTTGAATGCTTGGTTTCTTTGCTTATCATTAAAGACATCAAAGTTTTCTTTTGCAAAGGTTGGCGTAATTGACTCAGGAAGAGCAGCACCTACAAGTGGACCTGCAATAGCAGCCCCTGCTTGACCCATTGAAATTTCTTTTGACTTCTTCTTAGCAAATCTAAATGACTCAAGAGGATTTAATCCCTTGGTAGCCATAGCCTGTGGTGTTAACAGTGTTGTCGAAATACCCTGCGTGATGGGTTGAATAACTTTGTTAATACCTTGCAACACGCCCATACCTACGTTAGTAAGATTACGTGTAAAAAAGTTTCCAGACTCTTGTCCTTGTTGAATCTTCTCACCAAGTTTTTGTCCAACAGATTCCTCTACCTTGCCAACACGTGTGTTGGCAGCAGGGTCTCTTTGCTGTCTTACAAAGACTTCAACTTTTGAGGGACTAGGTTCTACAGGTTGGTTGGGAGTAGTCCAACCACTGCGGTCTGCAACAAAACCATTGGGAGTGTTAGCCATTTGGTGTCGCCTCTCCCTTAGCAGTCAATTCTTCTAACAGTGTTATACGGTCAGCGTCAGACTCAAAGGGAAAGCGAGCCAAATCCCACGCAACAGGCGCAAGATCAAAGCCAAGATACTCAAGGTTTTCCTCGAATCTCTTAATTACTTTCATTCAGCCTGACTCCGTAGGTATTTAATAAATGCTTTTGTAGTTCCAGAAGATTCTGGTGAATCTGCAAATGTTTCAAACATTGGCATATACTTTGCCAACACTGAAAGATCTTGTAGTTGTGTATCTACTGGTGTTTTAAGTCCTAATACTTCACTGCCTGGTCCTGGACCAGCATCAATTCCTGCAGTAACAGGTTCGCTTGGTCGATTGGTTGGCGCAGAAAGTGGCACAACTCCAGCCATTGGATTTCTAGCTTGAGCCATTGGTGCTCCAGCTTGATCGGCTTGAAATTGTTTCTGTTCTCCGTATGCTGCGTTAGGCAACTTACGTGCTGCTTGTCCTGCTGGTTTAGGTGGTAGGTCAGTTCGCTTTGATTGGGGACCTGGACCTGATACCGCACCAGGATTCATCATCGACATACGTCACCTATTTCTTAGTTGGAAGTTTTACCTTTGTGCCAGACCAGATCATGCTGCCACCCTTATACTTAGACTTCTTATCAGCAATAGTTGGATTTGCTGCAAGAATCTCAGATAGCTTTACGCCAGAAGTTTTTGCGATACCTGAAAGAGTATCGCCCTTCTTAACTGTGTAAGAAGTAGTTGATCCACCTGCGTTAACTTGAACGTTAGGACCTAGCTTTAGACCTTTACCGCCACCCTTTGGATATGTTCCTGCTGGGCGTTGTGGTAGTGGCTTAGTTGCTCTTGAAACTTGGCGTTCTCCGCCACCAGTTGGGATCTTGTCAAGTGCGTAGAATCCTGCTGCTGCAAGACCTACCTTCTTAACTTTGCCTTTAACTCCTGCTTTTGCTGCTTTCTCTGCTTTAGCAGCGTTAGCTGCTTTACGTGCAGTATTTGCTGCTTGGAATTTCTTGCCAGACTCTGCTGCCTTAACAGCCTTGGTTACCTTAACTGCCTTGTTAGCACCAATAGCACCTTTAACAAGAGCACCCGCCTTAAGGAACTTACCTGGACCTACAATCATTGCTGCTGTTTTAGCAACTTTACCTACTGGTGAGTTAAGAACTTTACCAATTGTGGAAACATCCTTAGCCGCTTTAGCGGTGGTTACTTTCTTAGCAGTTGACTTAGCAGAAGTTACCTTCTTCTCAAGATCTTTTAGCTTATCTACTTTAGGTGTTGATTTCTTTTCAAGACCAAGAGGATCTTTAAGACCCTTTTTCTTACCCATTTCATTAAGTGCTTGTGCTCCAGCTGTTGGCTTTGGAGCAGTTGGCTTGTTATCAACAGTAATTTTTACTCTAGGTGTAGCTTTTTCTTGACGGAAGATAGCCTTGTTCATTGCTGATTTTGGCTTTACACCTTGCTTAACTAAATCATCATAGATTGCTTGACCCTTTGGTGTAAGAGTCTTACCTGCTGAAAAACCTTTAACCGCTGGCTTATTAACCTTTGGCTTAGTTGTTTCGGTAACTGCTTTTGAAACTTGACCCATAGTCTTCTTTGGCTTAACTGCTTTCTTTGCAGGTGCTTCTGTTTTAGCAGGAGCTGAAGCCTTCTTCTTAATAACCTTACCTTGTGGCTTAACTTCTGTAGCCTGAACAAAGGTGCGAGTCTTATTCATACCATTGCCTTTAGGAGCAGCCTTAGCTGCTGCTGGCTTTGGCTCACGAACTTTTTCTTTACCATCTTCAATATCCCACTGACGTTGAAGCTGAGCTTTTGCTTCACGACGATCACGTGCAATACGTTCTGCTGAAGTTTCAGTAGGCTTTACTTGGATCTTGTTTCCGCGATCATCGGTAATATAATTACCTTTAGCCTCTTTTTTTATTTCACTTAATACTTCTTTGTCATCTGCTGAGATGCGAAGAGTGCGGTCTTTTAATCCCGCTTGCTTCTTTCCAGAGAAGTCTTTCTTGGCTGAAGCCAAGGCATCTTTTCGTGCCTGCTTAAACTTCTTAGGACGTGTTGGTTTCTTGGCTGCCATTATTATCCTTTACTTAAAAGTTGTTACGATTTACTTAAGCTTGTTGTTATTGCCTTTGATACCTTTTGGGGTAACGCCCTGCTTCACCATGCCACCGCCAACGGTCTTACCGCTGTTTTTCTTTGCTGACATTGCTGTTGAAGTTGGAGCCTTTGCTGGCTTTCCTTGCTTTCCGAACATTTGTTTCTCCTTAGTTATGCTGGGATTTGACGAGTTACTCTCGCTGCTAGATTTGGATTTCCTCCACCTGTTAGACCTGCAAGAAGTTCTTGCATAGGCGGTCTACCTTGAGGAAGTTGTGGTGCTGGTCCCCCACCCATTTCAGGACCTGCTGGTTGCTCAGGCATTCCTGGTTGTGGGGCTGGGACTTCTGGTGCTGGTTCTGGCTTAAATGCATTTGCTACCGCATCTTCAAGAGGGATACCCTTCTTGCGATCTGTAATAACGCTTGCCATCTTTTCTACAATCTTCATTGGGTCTTGACCTTGCATTACCATTTGTGGAATTGCAGCAGCCATTTGAGATACAGATGCCTTAAGGGAATCACGCATCTCTTCAATGTCGATTGCTCGCTCTTCTTCACCAGCATTAAGCGAGATAGGAAGGTTGCGACGCAACATTCCGCGAGAGATTAACTTATCTCCACGAGCTTGTAGACCCCATACCAATGCACGGTTAGGGTCTAAACCTGCCATTAAACCGTATTCAACGGTTACGCCATAGTTTCCGTTAATGTCGGAAGCTGGCTTATACTTTAACTTGTAAGGAACTCCGTTAGCAGTTGCTGATACTTCACGAGTAATCTCAGGGAAGTATGCTTCATCAGTTGCGAATGCAAATGAAATTGCTTGTCCGATTGCCTCACCAAGTATTGATTGGTAAATCTTAACTTGTGAATCGTAGCCTGCCATCAAAGCCTTTACGCCTTGACCAGTAACTACTGAACCTTCTGATTGTCCTGCACGTGCTTGAGGGAAACGTGTTCCCAACTTCATTTCATCTGCTAGAACATTGTTTTCCGCAAACGCGAACTGAGGGACATCGAGGTTGACACGACGAATCTTTTCAGGGGAATTAGAACGGATGACTGAATCAGGACCAATGGATAGAGAAGTAACATCATTAGGAAGAGCAAGTGGAGCTTCAACAGACTTCTGAACAGCTTCCATAGTAAGGAGAGCAAGTCGCGCTTTCGCTGCGTAAACAGGTAATACATCGTCGAATTGACCCCTGGTCTCGCCATCCAAAGAAGGGCGTTGAGCAATCGCAATTGGGACGATACCTGTTTTGTTTGGTGTGGTTGCAAGAACTAAACCTCCACGATCTGGCAGGAATAGAACTGTTTTATCTTTGTCAGTCCATCGGACAACTTGCAACATGCTGTTGCCATCCCCGCGTGTATAAGTATTTGATTGGAGAATTGCATCAGCATGCTCGGGGAAGTGAGCAGCTAGATCTCCAGCTTTGCGGTGATATAGACGAGCGTAGGTGTTTACAACACCGAAGCGATCCATATCGTAATAAGCACCCATTGAATTTTCCACATGGATGTGTGGTCGCTTGTCCTTAAAGTTTGGTTCAACTCGTAAAGGAACAAAGCCATAGGTTGCTAACTGATCTGCGCCACGCAGTAGTTCCGTTCCAAGCCGAGATGATGCAACATAGTAGTTGGCAATCTTGGTTCGCTTGTCAGCCTTGGAACGCTGGTTATCATCAAGAGATGAATCACCAGCAGCAGTAATGGTAGGTAGAACACCGACTTGTTCAGCAACATCTCGTGCAACGACATCAATAAGGTTGGCAATGATAGGACGTGACCAAATGCCTTCTGGGAATAATCCACGGAAGACTTGATCGGCATTACCTGCTCTAACCAAAGCAACCTCGCGCATGCGCTTATCGCGCTCGGAGTTTCGAGCTTTTAATTGCTCGAATGCATTTACAAGTTCTTTCATTAATGTCACAATCTCACAGCTCGCTGTTGTGCAGCGAGGTCATCTAAGTTGATGATGTATCTTGATTCAATCTCTCCACGAGGTGTGAATTGATTGTTGATGAAGTTTGGAACGTTGGTAGAAGTTAACAAAGTTTCTCTGGCTACGATCTCACAGAACCACAGTGCCATGACTGCGTCCATCTTGAGCTTCTTGCCTTGGACTCCTGGTTGCCAGGTTACTAATTGTTCTATTAACTTTTTGACGTGTTCATTCTTCGAGCTGTCTGGTAACTCAATTAAGTTGTCATCAGCATGCTTGAAGTTGTTCATGACACCATCTCGCTTAGTGATGGTTCCGAACAGTGGAGCCAGAGAGGCTACGCCAAACTCTGGATCTTGCTTATTGTTTCCTGTGTAGTGAGGTCGGTATGCGACTCCACGTGTTGACAGGAAGTTACGAATCTCTTCGTCTTGTGTAAGGAAAAGCTGAAAAGCGTTTGATTCCACAATGACCGTATGCGGTTTATACGCATCGGTCCATTCCTTAATAAGAGAACGAATTGCTGCAGGTGTAGGAGCTGTCATGATGTGAACATCTAAGACGTAGCGTTTGTGTGACCTGCGGTCAACTGCATAGGCGATAGCAGCGGTATCACCAGACATTGCTGGGTCGATACCTATGACCCTGTAAAAGTTCTCAGGGTTATTAGGATGTCCTGCTGCGCCTGCAATCAATGCCCCCGACTTTCTCATTCCATTTACTGCGCCTCTGACGCACATCGGGTCGAAGATTGCATTCTCCGCAATATCGAGGTTCTGGTATACCAGTGACCACTTAGATGGTCCTGCCTCGTTACGGACCGCCGTTAGACGCGGTCCTGTC